TTACAGGAACTTCTGGAACTATAGCATCTCCATATGTAGAAACTACATCTGCATTTAATTTATATCCACCAGCTATTACATCTAGAAGCATCTCTTCATTTATCTTCCCAGGAGATATTGTCACTGTTGATTATGATTATTATATGGGAAGAATTGACAAAGTATTCCTGGATGAAAATGGAAATCTCACAGTGGCAAAAGGATCACAATCATTAACTCCCCAGCCACCAGAAGATATTTTAGGTGCATTGCATTTAGCAACATTAAATATTCCACCTTACATGAAGGATGTAAACGATGTTGCGGTAACTTTTGTCGATTCAAAACGTTATACAATGAAGGATATTGGATCTATTGATAAAAGACTTAAAGCAGTAGAAGAACTAACGTCTTTAAGTTTACTAGAAATAGATACAAATAATCTTAATATCACCGATGCAGATGGAAATAATAGATTTAAAACAGGGTTTGTAGCCGATAATTTTAAGACTACTCAGTTAGCAGACTTAAATAACGTTAATTACACTGCATCTATTGATACTGAAAATGCATTACTCAGACCGTATCCATACATTACAAGTACTTCATTAACATACAATAGTTCTTCAAGTTCCAAGATAACTGGATCTATAGTAACTATTCCATACACTGAAGTCTCTTATGTGGTACAAAATTTTGCAAGTAGAGTAGAAAATTTACAACCATTTGAAGTTATTCAATGGGATGGAGATTTGACATTAAATCCAGATAGAGATGTTTGGTTTGATACTGTAAGAACTACAACTAATACCAACCGAATAGATTTAAGTCAACCAGTTAGATTTTTATTTGATAGAAGTGGAGCTTCTGGAGACCAATGGAATGCATGGCGAAATGTCGGATCTCAGAGAGTTGGTGGAGGAACTAATGTTTTCCAAGAAAGAACTGGAGTAAATAATTCATTCTCCACTTTAACTCAAGATATTCAAGTAGGGGATACTATAAATTCCGTTGCACCTTCAACCTTCATGAGGTCAATAATTGTAGATTTAACTTGCCTCAAACTAAAACCAAATACATTATTCCACTTCTTTGTTGATGATGTTCTTAATAATTTAATTGTTTATCCTAAACATTTTACAAATATGACCCGACCACCTACTGGTGCTGGCACATTTGTTGTAGGAGAAACAGTTGATTTTTTCTATAATCCACCTGCAGGAATGGTAATGGCAATGGTGATGCCTACAAATCCTATAATTGCTACTGTCGCTTCTTCTTCTGTGGGCACATACAATGCAAACTCCACATATTTAAGTATTACCAATATTAGATCTCAAGATGGAACTAATGTTAATGCAAATAGTTTTGGGGATAGATTTACTATTGTTGGGAGATCATCTGGTGCTAGAGCAAGTGTAGACTTTAGTTCATCTTCAAATACACCTAGATTAAGGTCAGATAATGGTGGATCACTTCAAGGATTTATACTAATTCCGAGATCAACTTATCCAACAGGAACTTCTACTTTTAAATTGTGTGATCAAGTTAGTGGCACAACAGTATATGGAATTTCGGATTCAAATGCAGAAGCTTCATACAATTCCGAAGGAACTGTAGTCAATGTAACTAGTAACGTACTGTCATTAACTACTCCTCAAATTGTCAGCACTCCTATTAGAGGAAGGCAAACGGTATTTGTTCCAGATCCACCACCACCACCACCACCAGCCCCAGCAGGCCCAGACCCTATTGCACAATCATTCTTTGTTCAAAATTTAGATGGTGGAGTGTTTGTAACTTCTATTGATTTATATTTTCAATCAAAAGATGATACTATTCCAGTATCAGTAGATTTAAGGACAATGGAAAATGGGACTCCAACTCAAACCATACTTCCAGACAGTGTTACTGTTGTTCAGTCTAGTGATGTAAAAGTTTCAAATAATGCTCTCCTTCCAACAAGATTTACTTTTAAGTCACCGATATACTTAGCTCAGAATACTGAATATGCATTTGTTGTAAGAAGTGCTTCAAAACAATATAAAATATGGATATCTAGATTGGGAGATCAAGAGATTAATAGTAGATCTGTAATTGATAAGCAACCATATTCTGGATCATTGTACAAATCTCAAAATATGTCTGTATGGACGCCTGATCAATTTGAAGATCTTAAGTTTGTTTTAAATAGAGCAAAATTTGTCACAAATGCAACTTATACTTGCAAATTATCTAATTTGCCAGTTCCTTCTGTAAGTTTACCACCAAATCCATTTAAATTTACTACATCTTCTGGATTAATTGAAGTATATCACCCAAATCATGGAATGAACAGTAAGCAAAATTATGTTAAAATTAGTGGAGTAATTTCACAATCTACATCAACTACGTTAAATACTAACATATCATCGACAACACAAGTTGGGAATATAACTATAGGAAATGCCGCAGATACTTCTTGGAGTACTATAAATGGTGCTGTAGTATCTGCAAGTAATCCAGGATATATTTTAGTGAGAAATGAAATTATTAAATATACTTCAATTTCTGGAACTACATCTGGAACTACATTAGGTATTCCATCTGATGGAAGAGGGCAATTTGGAACAATTGCATCTACCTATTCTATAGGAGATTCAGTTTCTTGCTATTCTTTAAATGGAATTCCATTATCTGAAATTAATAAAGTTCACAAAATAACTGAAGTTATTGATTTAGATAGATATAAAATTACTGTGTCAGCTAATGCATCATCTTCTTTAGTTGGAGGAGGGTCTGATGGAGTTGCATCCAGAAATATTGCATATGAAGAAATATTCCCAAATATTGCTCTTGCAAATATTCCATCAACAAATGTAAGCCTAACATTTGATAGTGTATCTGGAAATTCTGTCAATATTCCAGAATCATCTTTCAATCTAGTTTTAAATCAACCTATTCAAAATAAACAATATTTAAAATTAAATTCACCTAAAATAATAACATCTCCAGTAAATTCAGATGAATACTTTGATAGTTTAACATATTCATCATTAACATTTAATGTGAATATGTCTACAGAAAAGGATAATCTAAGTCCATTTATTCAAGTAAATGGTTCTTCAGCAGTGACGATTTCAAATAGAATTTTAAAGAAAGTTTCTAATAATGTATTGGATATTTCTCAAGAACTTACGCCTTCTTCTGGAATCTATTCTTCTTACATAACTAAAAAAATTACCCTTCAAAATACATCAACATCTATAAAAGTTCTACTGGACGCTATTAGATATAGAGGATATGCAGGAGAGTACTCTGATATTAAAGTATTTGCTAAAATGTATCCAGATGGAAATCTAGGATCTTTTGATAACATGAACTATGTTGAAATACCTGCAGTATCATATCCAACTTCTTCTACTTCAAATGAATATAAGTCATTTGATTTTGAACTGAAAAATCTTCCAGAATTTAAGGAATTTAGTATAAAAATTTGTATGATTAGCAATGATCAAACTAATATTCCAATAATACGAAACTTTAGATCTATTGCATTGGCGGTATAATTATGGATAAAATGTATGTTGATGGGCACCCAAATCTTTATAGAGATTTAAAAAGCGGTGCCATAATAAATGAAAGTGATACAAATTATAAACTATACATGGAACAGTATCAATCAAGACAACTTAAATCTAGACGAATTGATACCATTGAAAATGATCTAAATAGTCTTAAATCTGAGATTAGTGAGATTAAATCTTTGCTTTTGAAATTAAATGAACGATCTTCCATTAACTAAACAATTTACTCTTCAAAAAATTTATAACGATATAGATTCTTTAAACGAAGAGGATGCTAAAAAAATTGCAAAAGAATTTGCAAAATTATACCATATACAACAACATGTCGTGATGAATTTATTAATTAGAAAGTAAATTACTAAAAGGTCTCCTTATAAATACTAAGGAGACCTTTTTATATAAATATTTTTAAATGGCAGCTGTAAAAAATTTATACGTTGACCAAGGTACTGACTTTAGTGTTCAACTAACAATTTACGATGATAATAATTCCCCTTGGAATTTAACTGGATACACTGGTCAAGCTAAAATAAGAAAATCTTATTATAGTTCAACTTCTGTAAATTTTGCTCTATCTTTTCATGCTGTCAGAACTACTGGAGTGATTACTCTTGAATTGAATTCTTCACAAACATCTTTATTAGAACAAGGAAGATATTTATATGATGTAGTTATTACCAATCCATCCAATAAAAAAACTAGAGTGATAGAAGGTATTGTTACTATCAATCCAGGGGTAACATGAACGTAAACGTAACACTTCCAAATAGTCCACGAATAAAATCTACGGTTTCAAACCAACCTCAAGTAATAACTGTTTCTTCTAGTACCGGGCAAAGATTATCTTCATTAAATGATTTGGATATGACTAATGCTCAAAATGGAGCCCTTCTACAATATAATAGTGTTACGGAAACTTGGGTAGCAACTAACATCATCGAAAATTCTGGTCTAACTATCAATTGTGGGAATTACTAACCTGTACGGAAAATAGAAATGGCAACTATCATCAAAATTAAAAGATCTAGTACAACCAATGTTCCTAATCTTGGACAAGGTGAATTGGGATACTCTTGGGGTGCTGGAACTTACACAGATGCCCAAAGTGCTACGGTAGCATCTTATGGTAAGATGTACCTAGGAACAGGTACTGAGACTGGAGGTATTGCTGCAAATATTGAAGTTATTGGTGGTAAATATTTTACCGACATGTTAGATCATAGTCATGGAACATTAACTTCAAACTCTGCAGTAATAGTTGACTCTGCATCTAAGATTAATATTTGGAACGTAGATAATTTAACTTTAGATGGGAATACTATTTCATCTACAAATACAGATGGAGATATTAATTTTGATCCGAATGGTGCTGGAGAAATTGTAATACCAGATGACACACATTTAACTTTTGGTACTAGTAAGGACACCAAAATTAAATATGATGAAGCCACTGATGATAGGTTAGAAGTTACTGGTGCGGATTGGAATTTTGCTAGTGGAGTTGCAATTTCAATTAGTGATGCAACTACATCAACTACAACAACTACTGGTGCTTTAGTTGTTTCTGGTGGAGTTGGCATTGGAGGAAATCTAAATGTTGCAGGATCTATTAATGTAGGAGCACTTGGATCCACAGATCTTACACTTAGTGGAGATTTAACTGTACAGGGCGGAGATATTAATGTAACCAACGTAGCTACAAATATTAATCTTAAAGATAATACTGCATCTGCATTAGCTATCAAAGAAGGTGCTAATGTATATTTCAAAATTGATACAACAGATGGATCTGAGTTAATTACTCTAAGTACTTCTAATGTTATAATTGATAATGATTTGCAAATTAAAGGTGGTGATTTAACCACCAATCAGACAACTTTTAATCTATTAAATTCTACAGCTACCACTGTAAATGCATTTGGTGCTGCAACTGATTTAAAGATTGGTACTGCTGCAACCGAAGTTGACTTCGGAAATTTGAGAATTCGTGATACTGTTATCTATAGTGAATCTGCTGCTCAAACAATTACTATTGATCCACATCCCTCAGGAGGAGATCAAGCAGGAAGTGTTGTAATTCGTGGTAATCTACAAGTTTCTGGAACAACTACTACGGTCAACTCAACTGAGATGACCATCAATGATCCAATTTTCACTCTTGGAGATGGAATTAGTGAAAAAACTGTAGTTGCCGCTGCTTCAAGTGGTGCAACTACTCTTACTTTAGATGATGTAACTGGATTAAATGTTGGTGATATTGTTTCTGGAACTTCCATTCAAAATGGCACTACAGTTACTAATATTAATACAGGAACCAAAGTTATTACAATTAGTCTTGGTATTTCTGCTGGTATTTCTGCAAGTACTAATACAAATCCAGTAATTTTAACTTTTACTCAAGGTGCAGATGATAACAAAGATCGTGGTATTCAATTCAAGTACTTTAATAATAGTTTAAAGACTGGATTTTTTGGATACGATGAATCTGGAGTTAGTGAAGATGTAACTACTTATTATTTCACATATATTCCAGATGCAACAAATACTTCAGATGTATTCAGCGGAACAAGAGGTAGTGCATACTTCAAGACAGTAAAACTTGATGATGGAATTACTAACGGAATTGCATTCTTTGATGCTTATAAGAGGATTACAACTACTGCAGCTGCAGGAATATCAGATGCAACAACATCAAATCAAATTTTAACTGTCAATGGATCTGGAGTTCCAGTATGGACCACAACCCTTGATGGCGGAACATATTGATAAATACTTAAAAAAGTGAGAAAATTATGAACTCAGATGAAGTAAACAATTTGTTGTCAGTGATGCAAAAAAAGATTAATGAACTGACATCTCAAAACATTATGTTAGAAGCTAAAGTTATTTACCTCAATAATATTGTTTCTAACATGAATAATAAGTCTGAACTTTCCGATGGAGGATCTTTTGGTGAAGATTCTACATCTCAACAAAAAGAATTAACCAAATCCAAAAGGTCAGTATAATGGCAGAACCAAGTAGTAGAACACAACTTAAAGAATATTGTCTTCGTAGACTTGGAAAACCAGTGATTGAAATCAATGTTGATGATGATCAAATTGAAGATTTAATTGATGATACAATTTCATTATATAATGACAGAGCATATAATGGAATGGAAAGAATGTACTTAAAGTACAAACTTACCCAAGAAGATATTGACAATGGAAAGAAGAGAAATTTCATTACTACTAAAACAGATACTAACGATTCGGATAATTCAAGAACACTTAATTTTGAAGAAGGACGAGGATATTTAACTGTCCCTGATCATATTGTTGGAGTACAGGGAATTTTTAAGGTATCTAATGCCTTTGTAAATAACATGTTTGGCTTTAGATATCAATTTTTCTTGAATGATTTTTATAATTTTTATTCATATGATATCATGAATTATTACATGGTATTGACTTATCTTGAGACTTTAGATTTTATGCTAGAGGGCAATAAAGATATTAGATATAATAAAGTTCAAAATAGACTTTATATAGATTTAGATTGGGGAATGCAATCCAAGGATGATTTTATTGTCATTGATTGTTACCGAGCACTTGACCCTAATCAATTTACTGGATTGTATAATGAAAGGTGGGTTAAAAATTATTTGACTGCATTAATTAAAAGGCAGTGGGGACAAAATTTATCTAAATTTGAAGGCATTCAAATGCCAGGTGGAGTAACTTTTAATGGTCGCCAATTATATGATGATGCAATAGGAGAAATTGAAAAATTAATGGAAGATCTTAAAACTACATATGAATTACCACCACTTGATATGGTAGGATAATGAAAAACGTTTATTTTTCACATGGCACATCATCTGAACAGAGACTCTATGAAGATTTAATCATCGAGTCTTTGAAAATTTATGGTTTTGATGTGTATTATTTGCCAAGAGAATTTTCCAATGATGAAAGATTGTTTGGAGAAGATCCTCTTGCAAAGTTTGATGAAAATTATATTATAGAAATGTATGTTTCTAACTATGAGGGATTTACTGGAGAAGGGACTTTATTGACTAAATTTGGAGTACGTATTGCAGAAGAAGCAACATTTATAATTTCAAAAAGAAGATGGGAAGATTTAATTTCATCTTCAAATAATTTAATTACATCTGCAAGACCTAATGAAGGGGATGTAATTTATTTTCCGTTAACTAATCAACTATTTCAAATTAAATTTGTAGAACATAATAAACCATTTAGGCAATTAGGTCAAATTGCAACTTATCAATTAGTATGTGAAGTAATGGAAGATTCCAGTGAAAGATTTGAAACTGGAGTTGATGAAATTGATAAGATCAGACGAGATGAAGGATATTCAATTACATTTAAAATTACTGAAGGAATTAAACAAATTAATGTACTTACTGGAGGTACTGGATATACTGCATCTGGAACAGTTGTAAATATTGGTTCTGTCCCAGGAGCTTCTGGTGGTCAAGCGTCTGCAATTATATCTGCTGGAGTAGTAACTGGAGTTACAGTAATCAATCCAGGTACTGGATATCTTTCAGTTCCTGGTATATCAATTACTGGATTGGGAACTGGAGCTACTGCACAGGCAATATTAGCTCCAAAAGGAATATATAAATATGAAGAAACAGTAACTGGTAGTAAAAGTGGAGCTACTGGTAAAGTTATTAGATATGATGTTACAAACAAAGAACTTGAACTTATAGATATAGTAGGAACTTTTGTAGATAATGAAACTTTAGTTGGTCAAACCAGCAATGCGGAATGGATAATTAACACATTCAGTTCCATCGAAAATGAAAATGATGATTTCAATGAAAATAAATGGTTTGAAGATAAAGGTGACGAAATTGTCGATTGGTCCGAAAAAAATCCATTTGGTGAATATGGAAACATGGGAGTATTCTAATGCTAGGTAAACATTTTTATAACGAATCAATTCGTAAAACTATTATTGGATTTGGAACTTTATTCAATAACATAGAATTACAAAGAAAAGACAAAGATGGTAGTGTTAAACAAACCATCAAAGTTCCTTTGGCATATGGTCCTGTCGAAAAGTTTTTGGCAAGAGTAGAGGCAGAACCAGATTTAGATAAAAGAAGACCTACTCAAATTCAGTTGCCTAGAATTTCTTTTGAAATGAAAGGAATTTCTTATGATGCAAGTAGAAAACTTGGCCCAACTCAAATTTGCAGAACTCCAAAATCTGGAGAAACTGAGATTACGTATTCTCATTATTTACCAGTTCCATATAATTTAGATTTTGAAGTTGCACTTATTAGTAAAAATAATGATGATGCAGTTCAAATACTCGAACAGATTCTTCCATTTTTTCAACCATATTTTTCAATAACTATTAATATGGTATCTGAAACAGATGAGAAAAAAGACATTCCTATTTTATTAAATGGAGTTTCTATTCAAGATGATTATGAAGGAAATTTTGAAGTAAGAAGAACTATAATTTATACTTTAACATTTGTAGCAAAATCATATATTTACGGACCAATTACTACTTCAGATATTATTAAAAAAGTTAATGTTGATATTGGTACTGCAATAAATGCAAATAGATATGTAACTTATAGTGCAACTCCAAAAGCCCTTGAAGATTTAAATAATGATGGTGCTATTAATTCTTTAGATGATGAATTAGTGGAACCAGAGGATAACTTTGGTTTCAATGAAATATGGACAGAATAATTATGTCATCATACGATAAACTAGACGACTCTTTTGATATAGTTCCAGTAGATTCCGATGAACCATCTGAATTAGTATCAGAACTTGATATCATTTTAGAATCAGATTTAGAGGATATTAAAAAAGATTACAAATATAGTAGAGGGCAACTCTACAATTTAATTCAAAAAGGACAAAAAGCAATTGATGGAATTTTAGATGTTGCTAGTCAAAGTGATCATCCAAGAGCTTATGAAGTTGCATTTCAAGGCATAAAAAATGTGTCAGAACTTGCAGATAAATTAATAGAAGTTCAGAAAAAAATGAAAGATATAGAAGAAGATAGACCAATTAAAGGTCCTTCTACTGTAAATAATACTATGTTTGTTGGAAGTACTGCAGAACTTCAAAAGTTTCTAAAACAATCCAAAATAAATAATACGGAAGAATGATAACAATTCGGAGAATTTAAATGTCAGTCATTAAAGTTGTACAAGATTTACCTATAGTAGATACTACAGATACTACAGATACTCAATCTACTGCATTCATCGTCAATAGTGGTGTAATTCGTTTTATTGCTGATATTGCAAAAGGTCCAGCAAGAATTGCATGGGGAGGAAACCCTCTAGCAGCAAACAGCACACTTTACATCCATGATGGGTATGAGATTGTAGTCAAGGTTGCTTCTGTAAAAAGAGCTGCTATTGCTAGTATTACTAAGGGTGCGAGTACAACTGTTCTAAATATGAGACAAGATGTTGGTCGTCCAGCACATTCGTTTGTTGTTGGTGATTATGTTACTCTAACTGGTTCCTCGGTTGCTGCATATAATACTGGCGTTGCACACCTAGCAGTAACTGCAGTAACAGATACTTCAATTTCGGTTGCTCTTAACTCTTCTGGTTATGCTGATTTTACTGGAACGGCCACTCTAAATAATAGTCTTAAGTATGCTACAATTGCTGGAAGTG